ATAGTCAGTACCCGGCTTGAGAAGCACACCGTTTTGATACACGTCCATATACAGACTATCTGTATACTTTAGTGTCTTCGCATCGCCATCACTGCCACTAAAGCTGGTTTGACTAGCTGTAGCTTGATATACGAAGCGGTTGCGAACACCAAACTCTGGAGATTTTCCTATGTATGGCATTATGGTTTCTCCGGCCACTTAACATCATCAAGTGATGTTGCAGTTTTAGTAATATCTCGTAAGTCTTGACGATACTTTTTTTGTGCATCTGTCATGGCCAAGTCACTGGATGCCCACCAATCGGTTTCGCCAAGCTTTATATCTCTGACTTCGCGAAGCTGTTGTAAAAGTTCTTCTGCTGATACTTTAGAAACAGTATAGGTGACTTCAGATACCTTGCCAGTTTGGATGTCATATATTTTTTCTATCGCCATAACTGCCTCTATTTGTACCAGAGTTGAATAGTTCCACCCGCAAAATTTGTCCCGTTCCTGTCAACTACTCCTATTCTATCAAGTGTGCCACTTAACTCCTTTTCACAAAGAGTCGTTGCCCAATATTTTGTGCCAGAGTGTGAGTGCATATGAACACGCATTATCCATTTATTTCCTGTTATATTCCAACAATGGCATGTAAAATTACACACGCTATCGTACATTTGAAAATCTAATCCAGTTCTGTCTGAAACAGAGTTTATATAAAAACTGTTTTCATAAGAGTATGCCACACTATGAGTGTACCCAGAATCTTCCAAACCACCCGAATCACCTAATCGTACCACTGCTGTGCTTGTGCTAGTGCCTCTGTCTACTTGATTGCCAAATAAAATTAATTCAGAAGTGCCAGAAGGTATACTTGAGATGCTATATGTTGCGGCTCCGCTGGTTGTTGTTTGTCCTGTTTTGGTATAACCACCTGCACCACTTACTGTGCCTGTAAACGCAAACGTGTCAGCTAAATTTATTCCATCTGCTTCTACTTTAGTTAAGGGCATGACTTATTTCCTTACGCGTAAGGGCTTGCACCCAATACAGACGTATCCCAAGCTGCTTTTAGCTTTGCAATGGTGTCTGCGTTTTCAATCGCTGAAGCGGCTGGTGCATCACGCAAAGCCTTCTTCTTAGCTACAGATGCAGTTTTTGCAGAGGCATCGTCAGCCTCTAATGCTTTCATATATACGACATCTTCTGCATCAAGCAGTGGCTGACGCACTTCACGGATTTTGTCCTTAAATATCTTTTTTGCTTCGGCCAAATCCTCAGAGATGACTTTACCACTCAAAGTCCATGCGCCTCTGAAGTGACGATCTGATGGAATGGTAGCGGTTGAAGCATCAATCGAATTACCGTCCTTATCTACGATATATGTTGTTGGTGCCATGAGGTTTCTCCTATGCGGCTACGGTTTCATCAGTGGCTAGCTCTTCACTAATCTTCCAAGCGTTGCGCCACTCTCTTGTCGCTGGAAGCTGTTCCTTGCGGCATATTACCAGTTTTGGTTTGTTTCCGCTATCCCACTCACGCCAAACGTGTTGCGGTACATCCTTTTGTATCAGGTACTCGATTGCTTGCTCTTCTGTCATTGCCTCAACAGGCTCTGTGTTATGGAGCAAATATCCTCGTGTGTGCTTCTTAAAGTCGGGCTGTGCCTCATCTTTGGCTAACTCCCAGTATACTTGCACAGGTGGTAAGATACCGCCCTGTAGCGCACAAGCCATCCAGTTAGGGTCAGGGACCAGAACTTTAGCACACTCATCAACGCTATCTTCGTACACTACACGATATTCTGACTGCACACCATCTAGGTTTTCTTTTGCCCAGCAGAGTCTGTCAAATAAGTGTGTACCTTGAAATTTTGGTGTTTCTATCATGCTAAATCTCCGCACCATTGCCAAGAATGCTTACTATCTACGCCTGAACCACTACTTGAGGTATAAGTTCTAATATCAAGATTTGTAGATGTAGTATTAGCTCCATCTGAATATCTTAAATTTCTCGCATCACCACCGCACATGCCAGATAAAGAGTAATGATCTATTTCTGCTGAAGCACTATTTGTTAAAGCCCATGTGTATTGACCAGTTGTTGACTCGTCAGTTAAAGATGAAACATTTAAGGAGTTACTTATTGTATCCCCTGTTGTGGCACTATTTGATGCCCACGCTTTCGCACTACCCTCAACAACAAACTTTGTATCTACAGAGCCGGAGGTGCTATGTTCTAGGGTATCTGCTTTGATTTTTCCTAGTGCCATTATGCGAGGTCTCCAAAACCTAACTCATTAACATTGTTGTAGTCATTAACTGCTCCGGTATCTATTCTTTTTGTAATAATATGAATTTTATTTGTAGATGGATTGTCTTCAATCATTACATTTCCAACAGTAAATGTTTGACCTGCGTTAAAATAAGCAACAGATGAAAAATTATTTGTGTAATTTATTTCCGTTTTTGCTGAAGCTGTATCTGTCAAAGAAGTTACGTTTAAACTGTCCACAATAGCCACCGTGCCGCTTTGGTCATAGTGACAAAGCATTTTAGCAATACCATCTTGTAGTTTCTGTGTAGCACTAGCACCAACCGTCACGGTAAGGTCATTAGCAGTGCTTACGCCAGTGAGTTTGTTTGTTTTTACCTCACTCATGCTAAGTCTCCGTGGAATACGACACAAATATACTCAGGTTCTCTGGCGTTTGTGTTGTCATAGTTACAATGAACACGAGTAAAGTGAGTATTCATTGAGGTAGAGTTTGCCGCGAACTGCATAAAAGCCGCTCGCCTTCCAGCGTTATCATCAGATTTTGCTAATGCAGACACACAAAAAGTTGCGTTCCCCATGTTGTTAGTGACTACAAAAGAATTATCGCCACTGCCATCATCTGTTGCCGATGAAATGTTTAGACTATCATTTATTGTCGTATCCCCGTCTGTAGTGCAAAACGCCTTCGCCGCTGTTTGATTAGTCAGCGTAGCTGCACCACCGCCTGTGCTTTGTATGGTATCTGCTTTTAACGTACTCATAGCGTCACCAATGTCCCGCCAGACTCGACTGTAAGTGTAACACCAGAAGCCACAGTAAACGGACCAGTTACGTTGGCGTTCTCTGTGGCTAGGATAGTGGTGTCTACAGTCAGGCTTTGATT